TCCTGTGTTTAATATAATCTTTTCTCTACCCATTATGTTTCTTGTCTTGTATTGATGATTGTTTACAGAATATGTCGCACCTGTTGTTAGTGTATTGGCTTTATATTCCTCTCTTTCTATGTCAATACTTTCTATAGACTTTAAGAAAAAGTTTACTCTTTGTAAAGCTCCAAATCTATTAACAAATGTAATAGGCATATTTGTAAACTTCTCACAATGCTGCTCCTTTACTTTTATTGTTTCTGTGCTTCCACCTGTAACTATATCTACACTTGTTAGGGTAGCTGTTGTACTTGTTGCATATTCTATTGCTGTGTTAGTTGTATCTATGCCTGTACCAACTGTTACACTTGTTACTGTTGTACTACCATTTTTGAAGTTTACAGTAGTTGCACCAGTCAAAGTATCTGAGCCTGAGTTTACACTTAGGTTTGCTAATACAGGAATCTTAAGAATCTCTTGACTTTCTCTAAATATAGTATCATTAGACATCAGCTTTGTAGTACTACCTTTAAAAGCACTTAATGATAATGTTGTTGCACTATTAGTTTGTGTTTCTGTTGTAAACCCATCCTCAAAATATCCTACACCATCAAACGCTAACATATTTGTAGTAATAGCATCAAGAGCTGTTCCTGATGAGTTTCTTGGTGTAGCTACTGTCTTGACCCAAACATTTAGGCCATTGTTTCCAAATGTTCCACTAAAACTGTATTCAATATAGTCTTTAATAAGCTCACCTATTTCAAATATTACAAAGTTATTGTTTGACACTTCGTTCTTTCTTAATTGATAAGTAAGGCTTGGACTTGTATCGTATGTACCACTAAATATTGATATATCTAAATTACAGTCTGCAAGATTTGCATTTGCTACTTTTATATATACTGGTGAGTTTATGTTTACTTTAAATATTGCCATCTTCTATTGTTTTTTCTGCATCATTTACAAATGCTGCTATTAGTTCATTTGGTAAAGTTTTAAATCGTTTTTCAAAAGGTTTTGTAAAAAACATACTTGGCTTTATACCTCTGTTGTAAATATTTTTTGCAATAACATATCCCATAGCATCATAACCACCCTCAGCAAATCTCCCTGTGTTTCCTTGTCTAAATCTTATATTTTTTGCTTTTGCGTATAAAGACATTCTTTTTACAAAACTTGCAAAAGTTCCTCTTCTACTTCCACTACCAAATCTAAATCTTGAATTTGGTGCTTGTTGGCCTTTTATCTTTGCATTTCGAGATACCTTAGATGGGTCTTTACCTTTTACACCCTCATCTTGGTACAAACCATATTCTTCCATTAAAAACCTTAATATAAAACCTGATCCGTCAAAATTTAAATCAAGCTCGTAATCAAGGGAATTGTATAACTTTTTATTAAAATTTTTCTTACCCTTTGTAAGGTTGCTTCGTGATTGTTGAATTACATACTTTGCAAAACTATTTAATATGTCTCTTGTATCTTGTAACTCCATTAGCAACTGCTTATATCATTATCTATTAGTATATCCATTGTTGCTGCCCATCCAGCTAATCTGTTTTCAAACCTTTCATAAAAAGGCTCACAAGTAGGATCGCCCTCTAATTGATATTTTGTTGTATATAACGAGCCTCCTCTAAGCAGAAGTATGATTCTGTTCAATACTGCTAATTGAGTATTAAGTATATCTTGCTCATTGTCATTACCAACAAATATATCTGTCTCTGCATCTTTGTATTCGTTTACAACATCCATAGCCATAATAGTTATGTTGAAAGACAATGTTTGTTCTTGAGCTGTAACACTATTTACTATGATATGTGCTAAAGGGAATATTGTTTGTTTGTTTAAATCTATTTGTGTTATATCACCAGTCGTTACAGAGTTTACATTACTATCACTTAGTAAGTTTGTTTTTATTGTATCTGTAACCTGGTAAAAACCTCTTATACCTTGATTGCTCATCTCATTTTACTTTTTATTTGTTTCGATTCTAAGTCGCTTTTTTCTTTCATAAAGGTTAGCATTGTTAAACATTTATGTACATTTAATTCAGTGATATTCTCAAATCTTCTAATATCCCCTTGAGAGAGTGCATAAATTGATTGATACCATCCCCATTTTTGCCCAAACTGTGAGAAAGCTGTGAGCGAATGTCCTTGTTCTGTTCCAAATAAACCGTCATAATCTGCGACAAGTCTATCCCTAAACGATAAAAAAAAAACATAGCACCGAAAACTATACTCATAGGCATATCTTTATAAGCATCTTGGCCTTGAGCTTTATAATCTTCAATTTGATATTTACCTTTATATGTCTTTGTAATTGGCCTGTATAATACTGCCATAGCCTTTTCTATCTCCTCCCATTTTGGCAAGTAAGTATCAAGATCAACATATTCACCTAAAGTCATATCATCTAAGTTTGGTATAAAACCATACTCAATATTATTTAGATAAAATCTGTTTATAAGTACAGGCTTTTGTTCAAACATATCTGCAAGTATTCCTGTGATTCTATGAACATCTTTAGCTTTCATCTTATAAGCCTCTTTAAGTTCTATACCACAGAATATCTCTATCATCTTACTTGCTAAAAAGTTTTCATCACTATTCTGTTTTTGAATTTCTAAGAACTTCTGATATTGCCATAGTTTGATTTCTGACAAGTCATTAGGTACACTAATTTTTACTCTCATATATATATATCGAAATCTAAAGTGAATTTTTGACAAAAAAAAAGGAGGCCCTTTTGAGACCTCCTATCATTGAGTTTGTAAAAAACTAAATTAAATCAATTTAAATTAAATTAAACAACTAACTAATTAACTCAATGTGTTCTATAAGTACATTAATTGTAACCATACTCCTAACCAAAAGAAAGTGGATAGTATCAATGCTTTGATAAAGAATTTAATGTCTTGCATTTTTTAAATATTAATATATACCTGTTTGTAACCAATTTTCATTTTTTTCGATTTGGATTTTTAGGTCTTTTTTTCTTTGTGGGTTTTTAGTTTCTTTCAACTCAACCTTTAATGTTTTTGTAATTTGTCTAATTTGTTTTTTAAATAAGTTTATATTCATTTGTTTTGTTTTTTAATTAAAGGGGGTTTTTACACCCCCTGTCTTTGTTTTTGAAAAGCCTTAACTCGTCAGCTAAGAACTTAACTTCATAGTCTATTGTTATACTGCTAATATAATACTTTTTTTAATACAATTAACATTTTTTAATAAATATTTTATCTACCTCTGTTAAAGGCCGCAATATCCACTATCACATTCATTAAAATCGTCATCAAAAAGCTCTACAATTTAGTGTCCACAAGTTTTATTCTTTCATTTGCAATATCACAATACTTCTTACTTATTTCTATTCCGATATATTTTCTATTCAGTATTTTTGCCATTAAACAAGTGGTACCACTACCACACATTATATCTAATACTAAATCATTTTCTTGTGTGAATACATTTATAAAATCGTATGGTATTCTATCTGGAAATACAGCAGGATGTTGATGCTTAAGTGATGAGCCATCCCCACAACTATTGCCAAAATCCATCACAGTTCCAACACATTTCATAGGATTAATATAAACTTGTCTTGATTTTTTTTGGCTTCCATCTTTATTTCTCACCGCAGCACCAGTTATTGTTTTGCCTCCGTGCTTACTAGGTATTTTAATAGATTCTTTGTTAAAGTATTTTGGTTTTTTACCTTTTACAAATATTGGGATGTATTCGTGATCTACTCTAAATCTTTTATTCCACCAAGCTCCTGCAACACCCTGTCTATTATATATAACTGTCTCAAACAACCCAAAACCTGTATTGCACAAATCAAGAATAGTTTTAAATGTAGTAAGTGTTTTTCTGCCTTTGATAGTTGCATCTTGTATGACCATAACTACGATACCTCCATCTTTAGTAACTCTGTAAAGTTGCTTTCCTATTTTATGTAAATCAAAAGAATAACCCTCATAATCTGTTAAATTATCGTATGGAGGACTAAAAATTGTTAAATCAACATAATTATTTGGCATTTCTGTAAGTTTTTGTAAACAGTCAATATTGTATATCTTATTTTTTTTCATCTTATTGCATATTTACCCTTATTTGGGTTTTGTAAGGCCATCATTAATGAGTATCGAGCTGCATCAATACAGTCAGGATGTATCTGACCTGATGGTTTTTGTATATTGTTTCCCTCTTTGTCTTTATCCCATACATAGCCTTGTAATTCTTTTATTAGATTCTTAGACCTGGATGTTACATATATCTCATT